CTTTCTTGGTTAGTAGTTTACGAAGGGTGTTTCCTTCATCGAGAGAAATGTTATCTCCAAGGCGATGAGCTAGAAGCGCAATCTGTTCTTGGAAAATAAGATATCCATAAGTTTCCTTCGTAACGTCCTTAACAATGTCATGAAGATAAGAAATATCCTTCGGATTGTTTTTTGCCTGAACGTAAGTCTGATCGACGTTTGCGCTCAAAGGTCCGGGGCGATAAATCGAAGTGATAGCTGAAATGTCGATGATGCTCTTTGGCTTTGCTCTTTTGCAGAACTTTTGTGCACCCTTTTCAGTAAACTGAAATATACCAGCCCACTTGCCTTTGTGGAATACGTTTCCGTATACCGCAGGGTCATGCAGATCGATCTTGTCTGGGTGTAAGAACTCATCGTAGTATGCTTTCACATCCTCGAATGATGGATCTGGATTGTTATGGTGTCTTTTAAGGACATGTCTAATCGCACCCTCAATCATACGAAGAGTCGTCAGGCCCAAGATATCAAACTTAATAAACCCTAGGGGCTCAAGGTGTCGAACGTTCTGACCTTCAGACCATGGAGTCTGTCGAACACCACCGCTGTTTACAAGGGGCATCCATTTATCCAGATCCTCACCGACCACAACTCCTCCTGCGTGCCTAGACACAGATCGAACCTGACCAAGCAAAGCCTCGACGTGAGTTTTGACGTGAGGGTATTTATTCAAGAACCTTTTAAGACTGTCTGAATAGCTCATTACTTCTTCAAAGTTCGGCACGTAAACTCCCGCTTTGATGCCGTGAGCCTTCTTTGCAATCGGTGTCGCCTCTGCAATCATCGCGCCCGTCACAGAATTAACTTCTGTAAACGGAATGTCGTAGAACTTAGAAACATCTTTGATCAGAGAACGAAGTTGCAATGTGTTGTAGTTTGAGATGGGAACAACAGTCGAGTCGCCCCACTCGTCGATAAGCATCTCTTTAAGTTGCATAGGATTTGACACATCGTAGTCGATATCTGGATAGTCAATCGCATCCTTTCTGAGGAAACGAGAGAAAAGAAGACCATACTTGATTGGGTCAATTTGTGTGATATCTAAAACATAAGCAACTAGTGAGCCGGCTGCGGAACCTCGACCGGGGCCGGTAAGCTGAACTGAACTAGCTTTGTCTGCAATTGCGTCCATTGTCAAAAAGTATTTCGCGAACCCACGATCTTTAATAACCTTAAGCTCTTCCTTCAGGCGATCAACATATTCCTGCTTGCCTTGTAGTTCTCTCGTTTTGAGGCCCTTAAGACAGTTCTCCGTCAAAGCCTGAATGTCGGTCTTTCCGGCTGGAACTACAAACTTTGGAAGGCGGACTTCGTTATCTGGCATAAAGTCCTCAATAAGATCATTAGCAATATAATCTGTGCGTGTGATTGAATCACGTACAAGATCATCATCATAATTTGTATCCAGTGCCTCAGAATACTTCTGATAAGACTCCCACATCTGCTCCCCATTCTTTGGGTAAAGCTCATATCCGATTTCTTCTACTCCTCCGGGGAGTTCTGCGGACATATACTCTGGGAGTCCTCCTTTTCCAAGCCACCCGATTCTCTTGTAGAGTTCTCGGTCCTTCCATGCATCAGGGTTAGGATAGTGACTATCAGCAGTAGAAATGAGATCAACATCAAGCTCACGACAAACCTGTATGATGCAGGTGTTGAGTTCATGCTGCTCGGGGATGTTATTCCATTGTAATTCACCAAACCATTGGTCTCCAAATATTTCCTTCATGCGAAGAGTTGTGTCCCTCATCGCCTCCAGAATAGCTTCGTTGCCTTCTTCCCTATTGTCCCAATAATTTCCAGCGTATACTCCACCAAGACAAGCAGAGGAAGCAATAACCCCATCACTATACTGAGACAGGAGGTTATAATCCATTCGAGGATATCGATAAAAATTACCATCTTTATAGCTCTCCGAAACTAGCTTAAATATGTTGTTCAAACCCTTTTGGTCCTTTGCTAGCAAAATTAAATGATTACGTTTCTTGAGAATGTTAGTAACTTTTTGCTTAGAAGCCTTTTCATCCTCGATACTTAGAGAGATGTCACTTTCGACCTTCTTTTTTTCGTTTTTTGCCTTCTCATACTGCTCTCGCCAAACATCCAATGAGGGCAAAAAATAAGCCTCAACACCGAAAATAGGCTTGAAATTGTCTCCATCTGCTTTCAATTTCTTAGCGTGAAGCACTTGATATGGGAGGCCGTTCATGTGACCATGGTCGGTTAAAGCCAAAGCGTTACTACCATTATGAAGGGCAAAATCCATATGATCTTGAGGGTAGCCTAGGCCATCATTTAAACTCAAGCCGCTGTGTGCGTGTAACCCCGCGAAAGGTATTCTTTTAGACAAATCAGTTCTCCAATTATTTTTATAGTACTAGAATAACACAGAAATTATTTAAAGTCAAGTGTTTAATCTGTAGCTATTGTATTTGGTAACGAGAGTGCGCGGATGAAAATGTCCGGATATTCGGCCTGATCTGTGCCTCCCCATTTCCAAGTGTGGTTAGCGTTTCGACCTGTTGTTCCTACATAATAAGTGTAAGAAGTCCCTGCTGTCAGGCCAGAGATATACCAACTGTGTGTTATAATATCATGACTAGAGCCTGCACCGTCAGTTGACGGAACTCGAACTTTCTTTTCATACCGAGTTCCAAGTGAGTTATAAGTATCTGAATCGGAAAGCCCTAAGTACAAGAAGTCAAAACCACTGGAGGTATCTGAGTGGCAATAGCCTTGAAACTGAATCTCGACCTTGCCACTGGCTGGTGCAGTAAAGGTAACTTTCCAACGATTGGTTGGTACAGCCATACTTGTAGTGACAGCATAAGATGTACTGCTGCTTCCGCCACTATTGTTTAAGATTGAGATACCCAATACAAGGCCACCCATCTCATAAAGATCAAGTGGGTTCTGAGGAGCAGTTGTTCCAATACCTACGTTACCGGCAGAAGAGATTCTCATTCTTTCGGGAGTAGCAGTGTTCATATCATCGCCAATGTTAGCAGTCCCAAAAACAAGATAGCCGCCTTTGTTCGTTATTGAGTGGTTTTCAGCAGCATACCCGGCGACGTAAGAAGAAGCTTCAAGTATCTGACTAGGAATGCCGGCAACAGGATCTGCATTGTCAAAGCCCACACCGCCTAAAAGATTGTTTGTATAAACCGCACCGTCATAACGGACTATCATAAGACCTTGATCCCCGTCACCACCCTCATGTTGAATTTCTACTTGGTGTGTCGGTGCTATGAAGCAGCCTAAACCAATTCTGTCGTTAGCTGCATCGACATGAATGGCGTAATCACGGTTGGCCGACTTAATCTGGGTGTTTCCGGTGCCGGCTGAACCGTCTCCGTCTTCATTGACCACCAGTGATCCACTAATCACCAAAGATCCTGTTATATAAGTGTTATCTCCTAAGATTGTACCAGCCATTATTCATTCTCCTCGATATAATTATCTTCACCAATTGGATTCCACTCATGATAATCCAAAATATACTTAGGTGGGCGGTCAATCTTGCGTCTGTCGCTTGAAGACATAAAAGAACAATAGTTTTCCCAGTTGTCTATTTTGTGATACCAAGGGAGTTTCAGTGTTTGCCGGCTGTCAAATTCCAAGCTTCCAAAAACATCTTTAAGGGAGAAGAACCTAGCTGAATACCTTTCTTCTATTGGCAGCTTATCTTGTGGAATGCCAGTGGTGGAGTTTTTGAACATTCCCGTTGCATTTTTTCTAAAAGATTTACGAATTTTAATAAACTGCTCGGAGTTGAACGTAAAGCCAAGATATTCACCATCTTTAATCGTCTTGCCGAGATGAGAAAAGGCAAAGCCCTCACGACTTGAAATCTCACGTCTTTTTTCTCTTAAATCTTCAACGGGATAAACACCATATGGAAAAGCTGTATAAAAACGATCCGGTGTGACCCACTTGCTTATACCTTTGCTCACACTATATGCGGACATTGCGCCATGTAACACTGACCAAGCTAAGCAGTCTCTTTTATCTCTGTCGTTTGGGTGAATCGGTACATAAAATATCGGTATTTGCTTGCGCTTGTAAACTTCATTTGGATCTTGTGGTCGAACAGCCCAAACAGGGTCATTTATGTATTCTCCTAATCGGTGTCGAACAAGAGGCTGTACGTCGTCATTACAGACAACCCAAATTGTCTCGCAGCCGGCATATGCGCATTCAACAACTGCGCGTTCTATCGCAAGATAGTTTTGTGCAATCGGCATACAACAATCGTGCCATGGAAAATTGAAATCCATCGGTGGGCCGGCGATGGGTACCACTCCAGCCAAATGAAATTGTTTTGTTAAATCACCTTCGTTCATTTTCTTACAATTAGCTCATTTAATTTTACATTATATTCATTTTTCTTTTTAGAGTCAATATAAATTTTTTCTTCTGGTCTGTAATCAAAAATTAATGTCTCTGTATTTTCATAAATATCGCGTTGACTTTTAAGCACCTCTCTCTTTCTTGGCTCTATTTTCACAGCGTAATATTTGTATTTTTCTGGATTATTAAAATCTTTGCCGTTTCGAGCGCCCCTGATGCCTGCCGCCTTCATTAATTTTAAAATCTTGAATTTCACATATGTGTCTGAGTTCTCAAAATTCTCAAGCTGGTATTTCTTCAAGTAAGAAACCGAAACTAGATCTTTTCTATCTATCGAACCTGCAAACCTTGTCGAGGGATAGAAATAAACTTCTTTTACGAACTCGCTGTCTGTTTCAAAATAATCATAACTATGTTTCATTCCAGATTTGACATCGACCCAATCAATGACCTTAAAGCTTAATATTTGTTTTTCTGGGGCCGGCAGGCCGTCCATATTCTCGCTGTCAAAGATTCTTAGTTTTTTAAACTTAGCTCTTATCACTCGAAACTTCTTTGTTGTTACTTTTAATACGTTATCGTCTTCTATACGAATTGTAGAAACTTTATTTGAAAATGGTATGTGACCAGATAAAGATAAGACGAACATTAGATGTTCCCAAACTTTAAGTTTTGAATGACCAACAATTTTTGTAGACTCTATGCCATTAAGTTCGTAATTCATAGTTTCTAGATGTAGTTTGTCTAATTCAAACTCTGAGTCGAAGAAATCAAAGAACTGAGGCTTAGAGTCTCCATTATATATTAAAGGTACCGAATTTAAGTAACTGTATGTTAGAGCCGCTAGCGAGTTTCCTATTACAACTTCATCAAACTGATATTCATGCTTATTCATAACATCCGGGCACGTCGACATAACCTAGATCATCGGATTGGATCTTTGCGACCTCTCTGTCGATCCTCTTTGCCAGCTTCACTACCTTTTTTGCATAACGATAGCCTTTGTGAGTACCATTTCTTTTTCGACAACGAGACCAGCCTGCGTTATACGAACACAAGCTTCTTTTATAGTTATCGTTGTATCGATCTAAGAAATAACCTAAAATTTTTGTGCCTCTTTTAATACTAGTTTCTGGATTGTATAGTTGTTTGCACGTAAGTTTCTTGCCAAATCTATTTCGGAATCCTCCGGAGTATTTTGGTAAGATCTGTGTTAAGCCACAAGCATTGGATCGGCTTCGGACTTTTGGAGTCCATCTGCTTTCAACAAAGATCAGGGCTACCATTGTGGTTGGGTCGACATCTTCGTGAAAAGATGCATCGACTATTGTTTCCATATTTTCGCACGCCACATCTGCATTGGGTAAAGCCAATGAAACGTATGCCATGCAGAGCATTTCTGCTAAAGACATTTTATACCTCTGTTTTTGGTTTCGCTAAAAAGATTTCGCCTTGACTGGCGCGGCCCATGGCCTCAAATTGATTATCAGGAGGGTCTGCTGCCGTCCATTCAGTAAAAGTAAACTTAGCTCTTCTATCTGCCCCTTTTACTAGTCTGGACCATACTTGCAGTGCGCTTCCTTCTTCTGCTTCTGAAAATGGTCCATAAAGAACCTTTCCACTTCGATCATAGACTGCCGCGAAGGGTGCGCCAGTGCCTTCTGAGCGACCTTCGTGATATTCGCCCCAACCGAAGAGGAAAGCATCTTGATTATACATTTCACAGATTTTTTTGCAAAGCTCAAAGAGAGCTTCGAGAGATTCTTTTGGATCTTCCATCTTTGTAGATTTACCGGGGATCATCAAACTTCTCTCAGTTACACTAACGAGCTTTTCTTCACCCTGATCTTCTTCCCAACCGCCCTCTGTTTTCACAAAGCCAAAGCCGGAGCCCCGAATAAGAGCCATCAGTTCAGTAAAGTTCTTGCTGTTCTCCTCTGGAGCAACATCGCCTCTATCTGATGTCACTGAAGCAAATCCAATCGTATTAAAGTGGTTTTCTAACCATCTCTTTAATCTGATTTCAAGAATTACTTCTTTCTTGACAAGTTCTTTCATTTCTTTTAGTGTAATTTTCATCTAGAAGACACAACTCCATAAACATAATTTTCTAACACTAAGTAGAACTCGTCGTCGTCAATCTCAATCTTCTGAACCATCGAGTTTTCGACGAGTACTTTATCTCCTTTACTGACTCCAACATTGCAAGTTGGAGAGACACTCAATACCCTAGCTGTAGCATAGGGCTTTGGTGGTGCTGCATAATCATCTGGTAGCAAGATGTTTGTAGTGTTCTCTTCTTTTTTTACTTCTTCTACGATAGGTTCGATGAGAAGGTGTCTATTTCTTGGCTCTAATTTCATTTTGTCTCCTTTATCCACATTTTGAATAGCCGCATGCTGCGCAAGTTACGCACCCATCTTGATAAATCAGACCACTTTCGTTATTACAAGATGGGCATGCCTTATCAGAATGAGCCTTTTCGCCGTTTTGAATGTAATTCTTAAGAATCCTAGAAACACAGCGTGAAAAACTGAACATATCACTGTCTTTGTCCTTTTGAAGCTGTTCAACCAAGAAACTTGGCCTTGCTCCGTGTCGAAGAGACAGAGATATCATTCGAGTGAATGCTGAATTGTTTGGATTGTCGAATACTTTAACGACGTCGCGTACAATCATAGTATCACCGTTTGTGCCAACTGTTAAGTCGTAACGGTTATCTTTTGTTTTAAATTTGACTTTTGTAAGTTGACCTTTAATCAAATTCTTTGGAATCTCAATAAGGTTTGACAGCCCTCCCATTACCTCATATGGTCGATTGTCAAGTTTTCCTACAAGAACTGTCCATCTTTCACCTTTAATAGTTGTGTGGTGAATATCGCACTCAAGAATCTCTGGACGATTGGGTGCAGTGGATGATGAAAACTCTTCATCCTGCTTCTCATCGTTAGTTATCAAAACTCCAGTACGAGATCCGTCAACATACACCGTAATACCTTTTAGTCCCAGCTTCCAGCCTAAAAGATATAATGCAGCAACGGTTTCCGGTTTAGTGTCTTTTGGAAGATTGATTGTTGAGCTAATCGAGTGATCAATACTTTTTTGAATCACTGATTGAATCTCAACTCTCCTCTTCCAATCAATTTGGTCACTAGTTGTAAAGAACTCCGGAAGCGCATCCTCTGTTGATGTCCGGGTTGCTCCTATGGTGTTCAGCCACTCCTGTACGTTATGGTGAAAGACTTTATACTCAAGCCATCGGTCACCAAGCTCATCAATGAAGTCTGCTTCAACATTAGACTCATCGTGAGAAAGCTTCCTACGTCGAACATAGCTATTTCGGAAGACGGGCTCTAAACCAGAACTTGTCTGAGACATAATAGAAACAGACCCGGTTGGTGCGTTTGTCAGAATCGAAATGTTACGTCTTCCAAATCTGGAAATTTTCTCCTGCAAAATTTTTGGGAGATTTGCAATAAACAAGTTGCTTTTCTCTGTGTCCCAGTCGAAGATCGGAAACGACCCTCTTTCCTGTGCTAGCTCAACAGATTCTGTATAAGCTTCGTTACGTAAGGTTGAATAGATCTTATCAATAACATCGAGAGCTTCATCTGAGTCGTACGCTATGTTAAGGTTGGCCAGTGCATCTGCGAGGCCATGAGTTCCAAGGCCGGTGCGTCGACCGGTCTTGCAGGCATGTAAAAGCTTCTTCCACATAGCTTTCTCGTCTTTTGTATCGCAGTGTTTGACGATACCTTCAAGCTTCTCAATCTCAAGCTCTACGAGGTCATCAGATAAGCGTTGACCAACAGAGACAACCTTGGCAAACTGTTTGTAGTCAAAGGTTGCTTTACTAGTAAAACGATTCTTAACAAAATTCTTAAGATTGATTGATATAAGTCGACAAGAGTCGTTTGCTGAAAGTGGTAGCTCTCCGCAAGGATTCGTAGTTACAGTTTTGAAGCCTTGGTCGGCGTACTCATGGGCTGGAAGGTAGTTGATGATGTTGTCCCACATCATTAATCCCGGCTCAGCCGTCTTGGTTGCGGACTCGATAATCTTATTCCAGAGATCAACAGCGTTGATATCTTTTGTATGAGTTGGGTTATCAGAACCGATTGGGAACTGCAAACTAAATGTGTCGTTGTTTTCAACTGCGTGCATAAAGTCATCATTAATTTTTACAGAGACGTTAGCTCCAGTTACTTTAGTCAAGTCGTGCTTCATTGTAACGAACTGTTCAACATCCGGATGTCGTATATCCATTGTGATCATGAGAGCGCCTCGACGGCCATTCTGACCGATCATGCGACAGACATAAGAATAGAAGTCAGCAAAAGACCAAGCTCCCGTAGTGGTTCCGGCTGAATTATTAACTTCTGCTCCATCGGGGCGCAGATCTGAGATATCTAGGCCGACACCACAACGACGTTTAAACAAGTTCGCCAGTTGCTTTCCTGAATCCATGATAGAAGAGACGTTATCCTGTGGTGAATCCACAACCACGCAGTTTGAGAGCGAAACCTTAACATTGTTGTTTCCAATCCCCATCATCGGAGAGCCTTGTGGGACGACGTAATCAAAGTTCTTAAGGAGGTTGTAGATCTGAGCTTCCGTAAGAGCACGTTCGCCACCAAACTTCTCCTCCATTCTTGCAAACTCCTTAGCAAGTCTTTTGTGCATGTCGTCAGGAGTCCTCTCTGTCAATTCCCCGTTTTTCTTTTTAAGTGCGTATTTGGAAATCCAAACGTTTGTGGCGAGTTCATCGCCTTTAAAATATTCTAATGTTGCTTTTTCTACTTCTTGCTTTGTATATGTCATTGCTTGCTCCTAAACTTTTTATACTTATCAGCTAATAAATCTTTCTGCTCCTTCGCAGTTTTCACAATTACAGATTGGATCGTGTTGTCGGTTCCGGGTTCTAGAACTTTCAGTTGCACGTTTGATGTATCTATCTTCATCGGGAATACCAATCCATCAGGACCATTCCTGTTTTTTGCTACAAACATTCTTCCTTCGTTATCTATCTTATCCTCCACTGTACGCGAAATCGTGCAGATAAAATCTGCAACAAAACACTTATTAAAAGCCTCAGATATCGATTCCATTGTAATAACCTCTGCATTTAAACCAGATCTGTTTGTTTGAGAAGCTGTCCACAGTGGGCACTCATATTCTTGAGCTATCGCCCTAAGGTCTTCATAAATAGTTTCCAATTCGTGTCGTTTCTCTTTCCGAATGACAGAAGGTCTTAATAAATCACCATAATCTACGATAATCGTGTCAATGGAAATGCCTCTTAGCTTAAGTTTTTCAAGGTGATTCTTGATTGTGCTGGGTGATGCAGATTTTGTTGGATATTCTTTTACAATTAGGCGTCCGTCGAGACCTTTTACCTTTTCATAGATCATATCTTTGAATGCCGGCAATTCTTTTAGCGGCACCTTTGTCATGCAACTATCATATCTCGAAGCTATCACTGTTGATCCTAGTTCTAGTGTATAGTGTACTACATTCTTACCAGATTTTATAGCTTCTGCTCCTAAATGTACAAGAGCCATGGACTTACCTGCGCCGGTTGGGGCGATGACGACACCTAACTCTCCTTGACCCAAGCCGCCTTCGCAGATTTCATCTATATGATCCCATCCACTAGTGACTGGGTTTCTGGGCCTGTACACAAACCTTTCTTCGAAGTCTTGAAGGTAATCATAGCCAAAATTGTTATCGGATCCCAATTTCAAAGCATTGTTTATTTCTTCTGCAATTTCGTCGAAGGAAGAGTTCTGTAAAAGCTTAACCGATTTGATCATTGCCTCTTTAAGCTTTTGCTTCTTGCAAAAATCAAGGGCTGTTCTTTTAATATACTCTTCTCCATCGACGCCCATATCAGACTTGTGAATTCTCGCAAAGAAATCTCTTACCTGAAGTTTTGTTGCTTCGTTCTCGTCGTCTAAGTTGGCACGAAGGAGAGTCATCATCGTTCCACGGGATGGATGTGTTTCATACTCTTGTTTATATTCTACGATCTGATGAACAAACGCTCGCAGGTGTTTAAGTTCTAGAAACTCAACATCAAAAACTTCTATTAGTTGATCGCAGAAAGATCGGTCTTGTAACATAAGCTGACAAAGACTCTCTTGAAACTTTCTGCCGTATTTTGAAAAACTAGCTTTAGTATCGCTCATTACCAGCACACAACATCTGTAATAGCCCACCAGCAATCGGTCGGATTTCTATATTCACACCATGTCTCTTCACACAGCCATCCATTATAATCATAATACTCCCAAACACAACACTGATCTGGATAACAATAAACTGGATTTCCCATTTCCCAGTAAAGTTCTTCGACGTTACCACAAACCGGCTCAAGCAAAAACGGTCCTGACGATACTGGGAATTGTGTATCGACAAGACAACTTGTTAAAAACAAACCTGCTAAAAATATAAATCTTTTCACTATTCTGCCTCCGGGTGCATGATACACTCCACATTTTCAAAAAGTTCCATTGTATACTTTGAAGAAAGCCGAAATGCCATCCCTCGATCTCGTAACTTTCCTGTGTTCTTATCCATCCAAATCCTAGGCTCTACAGCCATCTTGCCATTTTTAAGTAGCTTCACAATTTGTTCCGAGATAATGTTTGTACAATTATAAGCTTCGTTGTAATGAAAACGTTCGGGTTTGTTTTTTTCTTTTTTCCGGTCAGCCAACACGAGCATCAAATTAGGGAACTTTTGCCGGTACCTAAACCGCAATACTTCCAATGGCAACTCAGCTAGCTTTTCACCGCTTTTACCCTTGATGAACAGATGGTTATCTTCAACATCAAGAAATAAGCCTTGTGGGCTCTCGTTTCTATACTTAAGAGATGGATAGAAATTTATTCTCTCCGGGTTGTCCGTGTCTGGCCAGCCATATTCTTTAACGATGGCTTGTCTTGTCTGGTACCAGATAGGGGACTGTGTAAATGAAGTTGTTCTAGCGCTACTATTTTTGCGCTTTGCTTTTAATTCAATGCTGCCATCGATATCTGCACCACTATCATTGTTTTCTTCAATACCTAAAAGAGTTTCTAAAGTATATCCAACTCCGGTATTACCTTTTCGTAAGCTCGTTACGTAGCCTCGATCTCTTATGTCTACGAGTTTCTGTTTGTATTCGTTAATAATCATAGTACTACTCTACTAGATTTTAGAGGTTTTGTCAAGCGTTATCTGCAACAATTCTTTTCATTGTCGCAAATAAGTCTGTCCAGTTGAAAACGCCGAAGCCGTCTTCATTCATCATCTTCATAACTTCAGTTTTATTAAACTGTTGTTCAGCTTCTTCTATCGCATAGCAGATCTTATTTTTTCCTTGAACAGAAATGCTTGGAGAGTACAACTGCATTATCTTGTAATTCTCTTCGATCACTTCCTTGTTTTCTAACACACCTGTGAATATTTTCAGATTGCTATCGAGGCTCTCGCAGTAATCAAAAAGTGTTTTCAAATCACAAGTCTTCTCTTCTGCTAGAAACGGAAATCTTTTAGCGATAGACTTGAGTCCTGCTCCCGGTACACCGGGAAGGTTATCGCTCTTATCGCCGGCCATAGCTCTTGCTAAAGCCATGTTTGTTGGGTGAATGCCAAACTTTTCAGAGATTCTTGCTTGATTCAGAACTTCCTTCTGGACTGGTCTAAATAAAACTGTCTCTTCATCACAAAGCTGAAAGAAATCTTTATCGCTACTCACGATAACTTTTTGCCAGCCTTTTAGTGAACCCATTTGTGTCACATAAGCTATGATATCATCGGCTTCCACCTCAGGAAGCAAGACCTGAGATATTGGCATCTCATTAAGATATTCAAATAGTCTCGCTTGTTGCCAAAGCTTGTTTTCAAGCTCCTCATTCTCGGTTAAGTGCTTGATATCCCTATTTAAACGCAGAGGCTTTCTACCTTCTTTATAGTTCTTGTTTATCGACTTGCGTTTTCTAGATCCTCCGGGTCCATCCCAAGCAACAACAACCTGATCTGGTTTTGTTTCTCTAACAAGCTTTTGGAGGATTTTTAAGAAACCCTTAACTCCACCGATTGGTTGCCCGTTAGTAGAGAGGCTGGGGTCTACGATATATGATCGGAAATACATGTTCAGTGCATCAACGACCAGAACTCTATTTTTATTCGTCGGAGTCATCAGCCGTCTCGCCTTCAATGTCATAGTAATCAGCAGCAGTGCCCTCTCGTTTATCAAACTTGAGGATTACTTCTTCATCAATGAGTTGTAAAATGCGAGCACGGAATGCTTCGTCTTGAATCTTCTCTTTCCATTTTGATGGTTGGAATTTAACTGAGTCTCCATTACCCATGTCAAGGGTATACCAAGATCCTGAACTAACTAAATGTCTAGAGCCCTTCACAGCTTCGAACCAAGACTCTTCGTCTTGAATTCCAATTTCGTCACCCCACATAATTTTAAATGTGCATTGGCGGCCTTGTGTTCCAAAACGACTCTTTTTCAAGGTTGCTTTGACCTCAGAACCCACTCGGAAGCCTCGATCATCAGTAACGAAAGAAGCCTTAGATTTGCGCCCTGTGAGCCAAACACGCAAAGAGTAGGCGTAGATCATCGCTTTGCCTCCCGGCGTCATATAGGGCTCTACCATAGCCTCAGAGGGGCTTCTGGTGATGTTTGTCTTCAATTGATTGAGCACCAAGAAGGTCGACTGTGTATCTGCGATAGGAATTGTCAATTTTGACATACCCTTCGCTAAGATTCGAGCCTTTACAGCCATCGAAGAAAGCGGATTAAAGTCGCCTTCGATATCGCTGATTGCTGGTGTCAGTGCAAGAGAGTCCCAGATAAAAAGAAACTTAGAACCTGTTGCTAAAAGCTCTTCGATTGTTTCCAAGACGAATTCAACCGATTGAGCTTGTACATATAATAGTCTGTCTAAGTCACAACCCGCTCGTTCCAAAAAGGCCGGGTCAATCGCGGACTCGGAATCGAAATAAGCCACGTCAATGCCCATCTTTTGAGCATTTGCTGCTACCTGCGCAGCCATATAAGACTTACCTGATGCTTCGAGTCCTGCGATCTCCACAACCTTTCCCACTGGAATACCTGAGAGTCGTCCTCGACAAACAATAGAGTCAAGCCAACGGGAACCTGTTGGGATCCATTCTTTCACCTCTGTAGGGTTAGCTTCTTGTAAGTTATGTGCAACATTCATTCCGGCTCGCTTATTGATCATACTGCGAATGTCGCCCATTGATATTTTTCCGGGTTTTGTATTTTTTGGTCTCGCCATCTTATCCTCTTGTGTTAAAAATGAGGCATCTGTAACCCATGCCTCCCTGCGGTATCAAGTTATTCCTCGATAGTTAAATTGCCTAGGTCCGTCGAAGTCTCTAGGGTCCAGCCGCTGACAGTGTGACTGTCTGCATTTAGTACGGTATCGACCGTTGTCTTCACTCGGGCTTCCACGGTCATAAATCCGCGCTTATAATCGTATTGTTCGGTATTTCGCTCAATCCAATCATATTCGTACACGTTCTCGGTGATTACGTTTGCAACATAGTCGGCGAAGCCACTATGATCACGTTCATAATCTTCAAGAAGGTGGTTGTCTCGCATCTCTTCTAGAATAGGGTTGCCTTTGAAAGACTGTGATGTTACCAACTCTGCAAGCGTTGTTGCAATGCCAGAATTTTCAATCACTGTCTCTTGATAACCATCCCATGCGTGGATAACATCTTCTCCGTCTGTATAAACCAACGTAACTTCGTGGTTATTATCTAAATTAGCCTTTTTAAGTTTGTCTTGTAAACTCATCTTTTCTCCATTGTTATTATTATGTAAGGGGAGGGGGCCGTAGCCCCCTCCGTTAGACTTAAAGTCTAATTAACTACCAAGAAGCTCTTCGAAAGCTGCGTCGACGTCGGTTTTTTTGTCGTCGCCGTATTTGGTAGTCTCTTTAGAGCGCTCTTCAGCACTCTCTTCACCTGCGAGGAACTCATCTAACATGTGTCCTACCTCTTCAGGTGTTTTGCGCTCAAAGAGAGTGTTGAAGTCGGGGATATTCTCAAGCATCTCTTTGCAGCGCTCAGGTTCGTCGCATAACGCTGAGTTTTTGCGACGTGGGGTGATCTTGGTTTGTGGGAAACTAGCCCCCACTGGCTTTCCATAATGGATCACAAGATCGACGCCCTCTTCAGAATCGGTGATATCACCGTACTCTGGATTTAAGACAAGACTCAACAGCTTTTCATAAGCCATCTTTCCGTATCCCCAAATACGGACACCCTTGTCTTCTTCACCTCGTACAATAACGGGCGAGAAGAATCGTTGGCGAGCCATAAGGTTCTTTGCCATCTTAACACTGTCTTCTGTTCCTTCGTCGAAGAGTTCTCGAACGAAAGAGTCAAGAGGATCAGCCTCCCCAAAGTTTCGCTTTGGGCTCAGAAAGCCGGGATTCTTGCCCACGTTATAGTGGAACCAGAAGTCCTTGAAGGGATCTCCGTCTGAAGTTGGAACAATACGAATTGTTTGTTCACCGTCCTCTGGTCGCCAGAAATTACTGTCTTGCGATCCCTTATTTTGAAGCTTGTCGAGCTTCGTTTTCATCTTATCAAAATCAATAGCCATGTTGTTGTTCTCCTTAATTTAAGCTAGAGTCAGAATGACAAATCTCTCATTCTGCTGTTTATAATACTACCACAATTAAACTTTTTTGTCAAGTGTAAAAACATCTTTTTTGACAGAGATGCTCTCTACTCGACCAACGACTGAGTTCCAGTTGAATACGCGGAAGCCGTGGTCAACCTCCCACACCAACTCTCGACCCTCAGTCATTTTTACTTGCTTGCCATTACCCTTAACCTTTGAACTAAGAAATTCTCTTGGAAGGTCTGGAAGCTTTACAAACGTCATCTGACGCTGTTCTCCGTTCTGTTTAACGAACGTTCCTTTGAAACCATTAATGCTAGTCATTTTCTTCTCCTGTTTGAATTGACGAACTGTAACTCAAGGTATAAGCGAAATCTTCTTCGTAGTTTGTTGCGAATATTCCGTAACTGACTTTTGTGATTTCATTCGCTTTTTCTTTTACCTGTTGTTTGATCTTCTTAAATAAAGCACCGTCTGACTTCAGCCTGTCTTTATTTATAGCATAATAATAACGCACTTCACGTTCGTTGTCAAGGGAAAAAAACTTTTTATCATTACCATCGGCAATATCTAACAAACCAATGGTTGATATCCTCGCAGTTTCAAAAGGATCTGAAAAGGTATCTGTGATTGATTCGATATGATTGTAAACATTTATCATATGAATCGTAGAAACGATCATTTCATTTAGCTTATCGTGATATCCAATCAAAGGGACATCTCCAATATGAGTTTCTAAAGCGGTGTTGTCTATCAGGAAGATTCTTTTAAAAACAGCAGATCTGGCGTACTCCTGCAATACATTAAAGGTAACACGCTCCTGCATTCTTTTTTTCTCAGGCAGGAGTTCTATGTCCGGACGTACATAAAGGACGCTTATGTCTCTGCCCTGTAAATGATGCAAAATCCTCAAAGAAGCTCCGGAAATGTCTCCAGAACCTCCAAATATGAACAAAATCTCGCCTTTTATGTCCTTGAAGAAGGTTTTCATGTTCGGGCAGGACTCTTCGTAGCCCTCAGGGGTGCTTTGCCACGGCATATTGTACAAACCCTCTTTTGGAAAGTCTCCATAAGGCGTCTCTTCATAAGCATCTAGGCCAACGTCTATCTTATAAACATCATATTCATCATATTTTTTGAATTCGTCTGCAATGTTGCAGCCCGCCTGACCTAATCCGATAATTGTTTCCATTTTATTTCCCTACTGTTTCCAAAATTATCTTTTTTCGGAAAGCTCCTTTAATTTTCTTCTTTTTACGTACAACCGTCTCTAATTGATCAATAGTGTATCCTAGTGCTGGTATCAAAGCACCAAAGACCTCAGCTATATCAGCTAATTCTTCGATGCACGGGTCTTCTAGGAACTCTTGAACCTCTTCAAGTAACTTAATCTTCAACTTCTTTCTATATTCTTCATCTGTCGCCACATGGGTCTTGAACTTCTTGCCTTCCTTCGACATTATCATAGGTATCTTGTCTCTTATTAACTTATTATATACTTTCATATCTTCATTTCCTTCATTTCACCAAAATTTTTGCCTGCTTGAACATTAACTTTGAATGTTCCCAAGTCAGTTTTAGAGAACTCTTTTACAATGCTTAGTAATTCCTCTCTATCCTCATGTGCAAAATCCAAAACCAAACTGTCGTGAATACAGAATGCAATTTTAGATCTCTTTTCTTGAAGTAGCTTATTGACGGCTAAAACTCTTCTGAGGAAAGTATCACTTGTCGTACTCTGAATAATATAGTTCAGTGCATGGTGTTTGTCCGCAGGTATTATTCTATCATAAAAAGTACGTACTTGTTCACCGTCCCAGTGTTTATCAAGCACAGAATCACGGTCATATGTGCCGGCAGAGAGCTTGTCTTTTGAAATTGGATTGTATAACCAAGCAAAGATCCTCTTCTTAGCCTCATCCCTCGTCACTTGGCCGTTATAGACATGTTCAGCGTTCCAAGTGTGAATGTCTTGCTCTGGCTGTTCCTGCCCGGAAAGGGCCAATAGCGTTCGAAGTTCGGCTGCATTGAAATCAAGCTCAATAAACCAATCATTCTGAGGCTTTATCACTTTTCGAAGCTCTTTTGCGAGAGTAAGAATTGGAAAGCTGTTTCTCTTTGTTGTAAGACGGCCTGTTTTTGTCCCGTATATATTATAATGTATATAAGGAGGTAAAGAAGCCAACTTCTTCTTCCATTGTCGTGTGCGGAAGCTAGACATCTCACCGTTCAAAGAAGAAAGATCCAAATTGACCTTTTGATTTCTAAGTTGATTGGCCAACTTGGTTATGCCTAACATGAAATCATAGTTTTTGGGTTTTGGATAGTTATCTAATACGTGTTGCGTAATCTTGTTTTTAAGCTCACAGTATTCTAATAGAAATCTTGAGGGAACCAATTCAAAAAAACAGTTCTCGTGAAGATCTACTTTTGATTCTTGAAAAGATCTTAGAAAGGCTTTCAGCTTATCAGTCTTTTCTTCCCACTGATCCTTTAACGCTTCGGGACAAACATGTCCGCAATCAAGTCCGCCACAAAATAGCCCAGCATAGTCAATATCTCGTCCATCAAGGTAAGGGGCATAAGACCAAGTTCCAGTAAGACCTTCTGGAACATCTCCATAATAAATTTCACCATCGATATAAACTCCTACACATTCCTGTTTATCGTCTAAAGTTTGAAAAAGCAAATTTTCCTCATGAATGTTCTTTTACATACGTGTAATCAACAAAATCAGTCGCACGAGTATTGCAGCCTTCATAGTTCTGACAGAACTTGGTATTTTCGGCGGCTCTCTGCGAAGCAACTCTATTGATACTTTTATTAATATACACCATTCCTTTGTTTAAGTCAACCTTTTTTACTAAAGTGTCTGCTTTTTTAACTAATCTGTCGAATTTCTTAGAATCCATATAGCCAAATACCTTTTCCTCGCTAGCTCTCAAGAAAGCGTACAAAGGTATGGCAATAGGGGCAAAATCTCTTTCGACTTCTGGTGTCCCGACCCTAGATCTAAAAAACACAGTCTTGTCAACCGTGCCGGGAGGTGCACATTTTAAAGGAGAGGTTTTAAGAACAGTGACAGTAGGATACCTGTCAACAAACTGATTATAAAATGACCCCATAGAATTCATTAACTCTAAGATATCATATTTACGACTTTTATTAAAGTACAAATCAAATAAGTTCGATGAATTCCCGGGAGCATAAACTAAACCTTTCTTAGAATAGACCTTTCTATAAGCTTGTATTATTTGTGCATCCGTAAATCCAATTTTTCTTGCAGCTTCGATCTCTTCGTTCGTAGGCTCCTTTACTTTATTCCAATAATTTTGCATTTCTATAGAAGCAACGTTAGCATATAATCTCCATGGTGCAGATTTATCAACCAAAAAACCATATTTTAAGGCAGCGTTTCTATAAAAATTAAAATTTGGATCTTGAAGCCATCGTTGAATAACGCTTTCGTCAGAAAAAGGGTCTGCAGATATATCAACTATAAGGCCGCTGATACTTGCTGGGCAGTTTGTTGACTTTATCCACCCTGTTTTTGTTATTGGGTATTCTGATGCAATGCCAGAAGCGTAATCTATAAAATTCCTCATATAATCACCAAAAGACCTGATCTCTTGATTTTTAGGAGACTCGCCAGCTAACAAGTAAGCCTCGAACCCGCCGTAAATCGCCGATAACCAGTTAATATAAAGAGCGTTTGGATCTTTCCAACCTCTGTAGGCTCGTATACCTTTATAAAACTTGCCCCTGTTCTGTATTCTGTTAAAAGAAACTGCTTTAGAGAAATACCTTTGTAAGTCCCCAAACGCATCGGCAACAAAGTCCAATGCAAGCTGTGGCTGTCCGGCTTCTATTTGAGATAAATTAGAAGGATCGATCATGTAAACAGAATTTTGATATTGATCAACTTTTCCGTAATGAAGCTTTTCATTATGTGAGTCCATTGGTTGTGGGCCAAACTTTGGAAATGCTTGCTGTCTCGATTGTTTGTAATAAAACTGGGCATATGTACTTGTTGAATCTGGCATTGTTTAATACTGTCCTGATTTGCCGGCTGTATAATTGCTGCTTTGAATATTTGCTCGCTTGGCTGGGGTTGACCTCTCTTCCTCATATCTCTCTGTACTTTCTTGCCGTCTTTTAGCCTTTTCGGCGGCTTGTGTATCGGCAGAGTCACCAAACGTCACAATACTTTGCATAGCCAGTGGGTTGACTTTTTCTCCTTCGGCTTCTTCATTAGCCACTTCAATAATAGTACGGTACTCACCTACCCCGAAGCCGCCCCGTAGATCGGTGACGGGCGATTGTGCAGCTAAGACGGAATCCTTAGCCGCCTCAGGGTTGTAACCGCTGTGGAGTCTGGTGTCAGGCGGGAGTAGTTCTGACATATATCCGCTTGTTAGGGCTCCGCCGGCTGTAATGTTTGCATTGGCTAATTTGGCGTCGATACGGGCGGTGGCAGAATTCATCGTTGCAAATATGCCCGTCATGGTCTGATCGCCCGGGTTTACAACTGGTGATGGCGTATTATTAAGTGTCTTGTTGTTTTCGGCCTTTTGATCTCCAAAAGATGTCCATAGAGCTTGAGTTAATGTTTCCCAGTAAGTTCTTCCTCCCTCAGCACGGAAGTTTTGTTCAACTTTGTTCATCATGTAATATCCACCGAGACCGAGCCTTCGAGAAGGGCTAGCTTGAAGTGAATATTCAAGACCAAAACCTACAGTGCGGCCTCTTACTCGTTTCTGTGATGGGTCACCAAAGTTTTTTAATTTCAAATAAAAATGTTGGCCGGGGCGGGCATAGGTCAATCCGTATAAAGTAATGTCGAGATTATATGGTTCGCTCAACTCCATAGAGTTATCTTTCACGCCGGCTGTCTCCCCTTTAGCTTCCAAATAAAAAGGTTGATCGCTTTTATTAAAGCCCACCTCTTTCAAAGGCGTGTTTGGATTTCCAACCTCTATATGAATAACTCCGGATTCAACGTCTTTTTGTCTGTTACCTTGTAAATGATCCGGTTTGCTATTCGTAGCGTACATATATATTATCTCTGTTGTCTTTAGTTGATCAAAGCTTCCCTTCTCCCATCGGTTTCTCCGTGCTCGTTTTCTTTGTGCCCTTTTTCTTATCCTAGAGTTTGATGATCCTAACTCAGCTATGTTTGCTATAGATGGCGCGTTTCTTTCGGCGCGGTTTGCTGCTCTAACAATTTCAGTTTTTGTTGGACGAGTTAATGAAATCCTAGCTGCTGAGCTTTTCGAGCTTGCGGCTCCAAATAATTCTTCGATTTCCTCACCCAGTAGTTCACTCGGAGTAACATGAATTGTGGGGTCGCCGGCAATGTCTGGATTCAAAGAAACATGTTCTAATTTACAACTAAGGTTGTTCGTTGGCTCGCCTTGAACTCTACATTTATTAGTGAACACTGCTTTAACCAAGTTCGTCATGACATCTTTTATAAATTCGTTTAATGGATAAGCCTTTCTCTGTCTTTTAACAACCTTTTCAGTCCAAAACTCCATAAAAAGTTTCATTGAAACTGGTACTCTGTCTAAAGAAATTGTTTTTGAGCCATTACTAGCAAAATCGTTCCAAGTTATATTCCCTAATACAAAAAGTGTTTTATCTTTTAAATCTCGGGCGTCGGGCTTTTTACCTCTATATTCGGAGTCGCTATAAAGATTCAAACGATGTTTGTCATTAGATGCGTGAACATTTCTCAAAACTATGTCCATTAAATCACCTAAATAAAAATAATCTATGTCATAAACTTGCTCTCCGGAATTAAGAGGGGCTTCGGCTCTGGTGCTTAGTCTCTCTAAAAGCTCTGACAATTGTTCAGGACTCTTGCCCGCAGCTTGTAGTCTTGCTATCCTTCTTAATTTTTCTTGTATACCTATTGCACTGTCGGTGGAGCCGCCGCCGTAAAATTCGGCGGTCGCCAATTCGTCCCAGCCGGTATCACCCGTGACAGCCGATGTTGCTCCGGCTTTGGCGCTCTCCCAAAGAGCGTATCCGCGTCCGCTTCCTTCGACTATCTCAACATCTCTGGCTGCTTTTTGTATTGGCCCAAGTTTTTTCCAAAATTGTTTATAAAACGTTCTCACATCATTTTGAGCATTCTCTCTTTCTGCGCGTAGTCTATCTGCGGCGGCGGGATCGCCCGTTTTCTCCAATTCTTCGAGACTTTTTTTAGTCTCTTGATCTAGTTTTCGACCCTCTCGGCGGGCTAAGTAATCTTTTAAATGAGTTGCCGGAACACCCACGCTGTATACATATTTGACTCCGGTTCTGAGAGCGGCTTTGTTTCCAGCCATGGCTGCGGCCTTAGCTGCTTCGCCTCCATAAAGTTCTTTAATAATCCTAGAATAACCTCGGCTAAGTTGTTGCTCCTCTAGCATATTGTTCTCTTTCAAAACCCTATCATAAGCTCTTTTCGCTGCAGCATATTCTTGGAGCCCTAGAGATTTTCGAACATCCCATTCTACACCAAGTTTAGCCCAAGCTGTAGTTTCAGCTTGAATAGCTCCTAGGGTCTCTTTAGTCCTAGCGGAACCCCATGTGACTCCGGGCACATCGATGTCGCCACCGATGGTGTCAAGTTGAAACTCAAGCTTGGCCGCTTGAAGGTCTCGAACGCGATCTGGGGTGATAAAATATTCAGGGCCTTCTGCTGCAGCAATTACGCCGCCAGCAGCGGTGTTGCGGTGCGATATCGCATCCACGGCGGCCTTGCTATTTACTAAACTCGCTATACCCAAGGGTCCGGCAGCCGATTTTGCTGCTTGGTAGGCGCGGTATTCAGGCGTCTTTCTAAGTTCAGTCATCTTTTTTTCGTATTCTGGATCTTTCAGGATATCGGCGTCTTTAGTGTTCATAGCGCTCTCTACCGCTCCGATATATTGAACATTAAGATAAAAAGGTAAGTTTACATTATCGTGATCAAAAGAAAATTCGTGTTTCACAATATTCAAATATAAAGTTAACCGGTTGTTGCTTATCAACTCCATGATTGCCCTTCGTTTTTCCATTGGAAAATTTGAGCCCCAAAGCTTATCATCTTTAAGGAATGTCGAATCCTTGGGTAAATAAAAGAGTTCCATTTTAATTCTAAAATTGTCTTGAGAATAAATTCTATGATTATCCTCTGATGAAATTTGTGAATTTGGATCTTTTGGAACGGAGGGCCTTTCAATTAAGTTTGAAAAGCTTATTGGTTTACTGCCCATACTTCTTTTAAAGAATAGCGCATCAGCAGATGGAAAATAAAGTTTCAAATTAGCTTTGACAAATGAGTTGGCCTCAGCAGGGTTTTGCCCATCGAAAACAATGTTTGCCTCTGTAATGCTTGGTGCCAAGTGTCCCGGACGGAAACCACCGTATAAAGGAGCAGTATCACCGTATTCGCCTCTCAACTCTTCGATAGCTTGTCTTGTTTTTAGAGGATCAAACTTGCCAAACTGAAACTTTATGGATTCGGATTCTGATTTTGGATCCGCAGGGTCATAAAAAACTTTATACAGATTCACCATTGGGGAAAGTTGTTGAAATAAGTTTTTGGGACACCCATCCATCAGAGTCTGGTATTCTGGATCTATAAGCTTATTAAGAAAAAGTTGTGAGTTTCCAGAATGTTGCTCGTCTAAAACAATAACATGTTCTGATTGTTTATTAATATTAGTGATATCGCGGAAGTCTGCAACCTCGGGCATAAAGTCTAATAAAAAGCATTCATCAATATTTTGTGGAATTTTGTCTGCCATCTATAAGTCCTTTACTGAAAATATTGATATAAATCTGAAAGCGGAAAAGGGATTTCGATAACGTCTCCCGGCTTATAATCAGCTTCTAAGGGTTTTTTATTGAACCACGGGATTATCCACCAAACAGTCGGCATGCCATAAAATTTAGTTGCCACTTTCCAAAATTTATCACCGTATTGCCAAACATAACTTTGAGAATTTATATGCCTGAAGTCCTCTTCAGTTGGATGTTCGATAATTGGTGTTACGTATTGTACAATCTCAGTATTATTTAAAGGATTGCTGTTGTGAGATTTTTGATCAGAGTTTAAAAAATCGTCGCGACGTACATCGGCGTTTTTAAAAAATGGTCTATTGTTGTATCTAAATGACATATTAATTATTTCCTACGACCTGAATGAAAAGCTCTGTTTATTCTTGCTTTATCAGCTTCACTTATTGTATCATTGCTGTTTATATTAGTAGATGCATTGATGATTGTATTACCTTGTGTATTTCTAGAAGACTCATATTGGTAAGGATAGTTATTGGGACCAAAGAAATATGTTCCGTCTTCTGGTGAGATACCTTCTTTACCCGATTGTATAGACCAAGCAGGATCTACAGTAAAGTAAGGATAAAATACAAAATTCAAAGTTATTAATTTTGGATAAACATGCTGAGTGAATGCCTTGGTGCCGTTGTTGCCTCTGTCAGCAAGGAACCCACCGCCATCATCGTCCATAACTAAAGAATATTTAACATCGTCCATATATCCGGTCAGGCCGCTCATTGCGGCACTGGCGAAGTCTGGCTTTTCCATGTTGCCGTCCACCAAAAGGTTTAAGAATCTAATACTAAAGTAAGGGACAGACGTTGGAGCCTGCGCTCTCACCATACGACCGGTGGAAGGATCGAACTCAAGCTCTTGAACGGGGTGCAAAGATTTAACTAGCAATGATACATTTCTTAAGTTCATCCTAGCCTCATCAACATTTGCTGCTGGTAGTTTTAATCCGATAGAAAGTTGTCGAGCAACTCCCTTAAAGTTTTTTGGCTTTGTAATCGCACCCATTTGTGGCTCGTCTTCAAAGTTCAAGTCAACCGTGTCTTCAAACGCTGTCATAAAAGCTTTAAAAGCAACTCTAACATTACAATGGCGTGCATGGATATCAACATATAATCCTAAATGATTGGCCAAGGTGTTTGTGGCGTCATATAAAGGGCCTGACCCCTTTGTGTTCAAATTAGACGGGACTCCACCATAATTAAAATATGATTTACCCAATATAGAGTCTTTGTCGTTGCGATCTGGAGCCATAGTTTTTTCTTCCGTTGTTTATAACTAGGTCGATGGAGAAAGTTTTATGGAATTTGAATCCTCGATAATCTTTAAGACAACTCTTCCTAACTCTCTGTTATTAACCTGCATAACAACAGGCACAGTACCTGTTTGCACTTTCTTTTGGCCGGCAGCTTGTTCGCTGTTGATTTCTTGCAATGCTTGTTTGAAAGCAGCCTTCATAGCTCCAACGGTTGGGCCACCTCCGCCAAGACCTTTCTTAAGGTTTGCATTAGTGATAACTCTGTCGCCTTTATTGATTCCGCTAATCGCGGGGCCAGACGCTCCGACCATTCTAGATCCAGAGGAACCAACCAAAAGTTCTGGGCCTTTCTCTCCCATAAGGGCTGCGCCGGTCATTGGTGCTGAGTCGGTTCCATTAGCGAACATCTGAGAGACTCCATAGATTCCGGCTGCAAGCAATCCACCGCCTAAGATTCCGGCTGCTCCTAACCCCAACATACCGAGTGCGCCCAATCCTTTGGCCGCTCCGAGGGTTGCTTGTGCGGCTGCGGTTTGCAACATCATAAGCCTTAGCCCCATTAAAGCTTTCGTCATTTTTAAGACCATCGGTATCCCTATAAATAACACACCAGCGAAGACCTTTCCGCCGGTGCTCATATCCGCAAAGCCTTCTACAAGCCTGCTGGCAAAATTAATAACAGGTTCCATGCTAAATGCAAACTTATTCATCGCCAAGCTGAGTCTTTCCATTATAGGTTTCATTTTACGAGCTTGATCTGTAAGGCTCTCTTGACGACGCTTTGCTTCAATTGTTTTAGGATCATCCAATTGGCTGTTAAAGAATTGCTGGGCCTCTCCGACACTTGTAAAGCTTCCGGCTGCAGCAAGAGCTTTTTTCTCGTACCTGCTTAAGCTATCAAAAGAGCGTCCGGACATTTCGAGAGTCTGTTTCATCGCTTCTAATCTCTCGGCCTCAGTCATATAAACCATTTCAATAGAATTTAAATAAGGACCACCGAGAATACCATTTAATCTACCAACTGCACTAGCTGCACCTTCAAAGGTATCAAATTGGCCGGCGACGGACATCAAAGAATCCATAGAAATTCCTGTTAAGCGAGATTGAGTTTGTAATTGCTTAAATACAGCCACCACATCGCCACCGTGAGCAACTAATTCGTCAGAGTGTCTAGCAAAGTTGTCTAAAGCCTCGTTAACATTAACATCAATAGAATTCGCAAAATGCAATAACTCTTCGGTCGTCGCCTGAGCTTGAGATAAGCTCTGGCCCATTCCCATAGTCAATGTTTGCATTGCATCGGCTGCGGTGTTGGCATCAATGTTGAGTTCCACCAACAATCCAGTAAATGCGGCTGCTTCTCTTTGGGCTTCTGGAGTGGCTGTTCTAAAAGCCGTTACACTATTATATAAAGCTTCACCAGCTACGCCGGCAGAGGTCATATCTAAACCCATCTGACGCAATTCGTTTGAAGCGCCGGCAATTGCGGTTGCTGTCTGGGCTGATGCGCCGGTTGTTGCTCGGAAATTTGCAATTATGCCATCTTGAAGAGTAAAGAGTTCTTCTGATCTGGCGATGACTGTACCTAAGGCTAAGTCTCCTCCGAGCTTTGCTGCGTTCTTAGCCATATCAGCCATATCTGTTTCAGAATTTGAAAGTAACTTTCCAATACTCTTAACAGAGCTTCCCATTTTCCCAAAAAGAGTAGTTTGAGTACTGGTTAGACCAACCATGCCTCCCAAAGTATCAAGATTGCTAAGGAGATTTGCCTTTTCTTCGTCAGCGGCGTCTTTTTGCTCTTCTTTCTTATCTTTTAAATCGATTGCAAGCTGAAGTTGTTGCTTCATCTCGTCAGTCACATCTTTTTCGTTCTGAGCGATCTGAGTTTTTGCAAGTAGAATCTGTTCTTGTAGATCAGCCTCTTCTTTCGTAAGCAGGTTTCTCGCTTTCAAGTTTGCAATTCTTTTTCCTTCGTTAGCAAGGTCTTTGTTGCGCTCATCAATTGACATCTCTTCGAACTCAAGAATCTTTTCGGCAAGAGCGGCTCTATCTTGAGCCACCTTCATTGCCTTCTGTGTTTTAGTTACATACTCGCCGGCTTTAGCAGACTGTTTTGCCTCAGCATCAGCAATTTGTTTGATTAAACCCGCCTTCTGTTGAAGAAGCTTATTTAGCCTTTCTTGGAGATTGATGTCTTTTTCATTTGCCACTTACAAACCCCCCTTACTTAAAAGGCCATTTTATTCCAGTAGCACTTTGAAATCCAGATGTTGCACGGCGGAGAGAGACAGCGTTCTTTGCTGTTCTAGGATCATCCAATCCGTATTTTGTATAAGCATCCATAAACTTCTTCTCTGACTTAAGTGCGGAGAAGAAGGAGTCGATC